GTTGGCGATCTTCTCTGACGTTGCACCCCGAGATATTGACGTAGAGACGTGCAGTGCATCTCAGATGCCTGTACCTCTGCGTATTGTGAACAACCCTGCAATGAAGAAGATGTGGGACTTCATCGTGACGGACATGGAGTCACGCCGATGTCTCAGCCCGACGTACACCTTGATAGTTTCTGAGTTAGTAGAGACTTGGCATGTCGTGCATACTTGTCGGGAGAACATCGACAGGAACGGATACACCTTCGATCGTGTTGACGAAGAGGGGAACTTCTTGGGCACGTTCCCGAATCCGATGGTGGCTATCCTCAATCGCAATCAGGTCATCATGTTGAAGCTGATGGAGAAGATCGGGATGTCTCCACGTGACATCGTGTATCTTGCAAATCCTGATGCAGTATCTGCACCAGCAGTGATCCAGCAAACCCTCACTGAGTTTGCTGGAATCACATACTTCCGCTGAGTTTCTTTCTCAGAAACTATTCTGCCTTGAGCAGATACTCGATCTGACGTGCCGCTGACACTTCGCCCAAACTGTCCATCGTTTCGTAAACAATCTCAACGATCTTGTTCAGTTTGGCGATTTTAGCCTCAGCAGCAGCCAGTCGCTTCAGTGCCGACGTTTTTCCCGGCGAGCCTACAGTTCGACTGCGAATCTCATGCTGCTTTCGCATTGCAATGATGGTGCGACTACCGATGGTCATTCCGGTATCCGCCTTGATTCGCTTTGAAATCTCAGCACGAGTCAAGTTGTGCAATTCGTTCTTGTGTGTCGCGAACCATGTGTTCGTTGCAAGAATCTGCTCGACACCAACCCCGTTACCTTTACCTTTACTGCCCGGCATAACAATCTTCCTTTTCAGAAACACTTGTGGTCTGAGCCGCCAACACAGCGACTACTTCTTGGACAATGCGTAGGTCAACAGTTGCCTGAGTTCTTTGATGATCGCTTCGTTTGTTCTTCGAAGTTGTCTCAAGTGATCAAGGTCACTTTCCTTATCGTCATTGAATCGTTCGAGTGACCTCACCTTATCGCTGAGGTGTTCGATGGTCCTTGTCTGCTGATTGATCTTCTCGTTCGCGTCCGACACATATCGCTGTGCCTGTAGAGCCTCAGCCTGCAGCCTTTCGTTCGACTCCTTCAAAGAGTCGATGACACTTGCTTGTTCGCCTAAAACCGTGTTCAGCCGTTCAATCTCGGCTGACTGATCCGGCTGCGGAAACGGTCGGATATGCTCGACCAAATTCTCGTTTGTATCCTGTCCGTCAAGTGCCCACGATCCGTCATCCGAATACCTACGCAGCCCGTCCGTCCATCGCTGACCACGCACAGGGCTTCGCTCAGTGATGTACAGCCGCTCCCCCATTCCATTTTGCCAGATTCCCTCGCACAGTTGAACAGTCATCGTCGCATCTCCAACAAGGTTTTAATTACGTCCAGAAACGCCAACCGAGCACCCTCGGCCCTGTGGTCCATCGCTGTGTGGTCCTCTTGCAGATCCCGTAGGGCCTCACTTAATTTGCAGTTCAGGCCCTCCAATTGCTGAACCTCAGACCGCAACTGCTGTGCTGCGGTGAACTCTGTTTGCCACTCAGCCTGCAGCCGCTCGTTCTCGGCCTGCATCTCAGTCCGCTGTACCTCCGACTGTGAATGAGCGTCAGTCGCTGCGGTACGCCATACCTGTGTTTGCTGCAGTTCGGCCCGCAGTCGATCAATCTCGGCTGTCTGATCGTTGATCGTCTGATGTCGTTGCGCTAACTGTTCTTGTGCCTGCCTGTTGCGGTTTTTCGCTGCCTCCAGTCGCTGTTCAAGGTTGTAGATAATCCGTCCCGGTTCTTCACTCACGCCACCTGCAGCCGCTGTCGTGCTTTCCGTCTCCGCTGGACGTCCGACTGGAGCACGCTTCAGGGTGTCCGGCAGCGGCAAGACGAACGACACCAAATCGTTCGGGCTTTCGCGACCACCGCCCCAAAATGACCCGTCATCGCTGTAGCGATGTGCCCCGTCCGTCCACCGCTGGCCATCGACCGGATCGCATTGTGTCACAAAAACACGCTGCCCGCACCGACTCCACCAAATTCCCTCACATACTTGCACGCTCATCCCAACACCTCCTTAATCTGTCTCTGCAGGTTATCAGGGATCTTTCCCTTCGCACTGATCACTTCAGTCAGGAGTCTACGCATCTCCTGATGTTCTCGTTCCAGAGTTGTCTGACGGCACAGTGGACTCTGTATCACTGAACCGCTGCTTTCATCCACTTCTGTCCCACAATGGAATCCAGTGTGGTGTCGTCTGAACGGAGCATTGCACTTCGGGCATGTATCAGCCATATCAGGCACCTTTCACTTTCTTCACGCCCTTATGCTTCTTCGGACGACCAACAGGCTTGGACACCAGCCCTTTCACATTCCATGCTTCACAGCATGTCTCCACAATCACAGCACTGCGAGACTGACCAGTCTGACGCGACAGTGCATCTACTTTTCTCCAGAACTCAGCCGTAGCTGAGATCCCTACTGTTTCAGCAGCCATTGTCATTCGCTCCTTTCGTTCGCGAGGTACGGAAATTCTATCAAGATTATCGTACCGATCAACTGTAATTCTTTCAGATTTTCCACAGATTCCTTGTACACTACTTGTACAGTACGAACGCATTAGAGGCCATTACAGGGCCTGCGATTGCGCTGGATGACCTGAGAGTCGTCTTGGCTATTTGAGGCCCGCAGACGCATTCCTGTGCGTTCTGGCGAGGTATTTTGGAATTTCCATGAATCAGACTTGCAATCCTGAGAATCCCAGCCTACCGTACAGGCTGAAACACGTCTGTGCAAAGGGGCGACGACCCCGCCGAGCGTAATATCGGACAGCGTGCTCTAACGGGGAGGTACACGCTACCTGACGGCTATGAGCACGGCATACAAATAAACAGAAAGCCTGATAGCGGTGAGGAGAAAGTAATTTCTCCAACCTTCCAACATGAACCTTTCGCCCATAAAAGAGGCGAAGGGGGAGGGGGGTTGTGGAGAAAATAATGTCGTCAGTACATCGCTTATACTGAACGTCTGATAGATGCAGTGAGGTACTGCATCTTCTTCATTACTCTCTGAGAGAGAAAGCAAGTAATGTCACTCCCGAAAAGCCTGATTGAAGCGTTCTGTCAGGGAATCATCCGACGAGTAGGTGCCAGAAACGTCGGAATTGATCCAATCACGATTACAACCATCATCTCAACAGTGTTGCCACTGATTCTGAACTGCATTCAGAAGAAGCGTGGTATCCAGCCTGATCAGGTTCAGACGACTGTTGTTGCGATGTGTGCGAGGAACTACGTGCAGACCCGCGAGAACTTCGCGAAGGAACTCCGCAACCGCTGGTACAAGCACGGTCAGAAGATGAAGCGTGTCGCAAAGAAGTCTGGTGCGATGTTCAACGAGTCGAAGTACATCCTGTCTGACGCCGACTCACTCGAACTGGCTGACAAGGCTCTGCAGGAAGCACACTCGACTTCTGCTGAGAGTTATCACACTTTGGCTGCTGCATCGCTTTCAACGGAGGAATGACATGAAGTTCCTTCTGCTGCTGGCTTGTTTGCTGCAGGAACCTGTTATTGTTTTTCCTTCAGAAACTATCAAGGCGGACACGCCTAAGCCACCTGCAGAAATCGACAAATTCACGACAGAGGAATGGTACTTGATTCAAAGTCCCGTTCCTCTTGACGTTTTCGATTCTCCTGCAGGCATAGTCACTATCGAAGAAGTTCCTACGGGAACTCGACTTCGAGGTAAATTTGCCGGTCAATCCGGCATACAAACACTTGTTGCTGATTCTCCGTTCCTGTACGTGCTCGAAGGACAGGCAACAGGTCGTGTCGAGATCATGTATCGTCCCGAGGGCAGTAAAGGTCGTCAGAGCCTTCGCAGACGCCTTCTGGACGTTATCGACGTTCCGAAGCCCGATCCCATTACTCCCGGCCCTGTAGAGCCAAAAGACGATGTCGCTAAGGCTTTCAGGGTGTATGAGCGTGAATGGAGACTGGCACAGAAGGAACTGGCGACTCGACTGGAAAACAAAGTCATTTCGTCGGAAGAAGAAGCGGCTGACTGGTTCAAGGCTGCTCATCGTCAATGTCAGGTCAAGGCATTCACAAGTCTGTTGACTGCTGAAGAACTGGAGTTTGGCGGAGAGCAGTGGACACCAGAAAAACACGCACTCTACATCAGGAGGTACTTCAGTGCCGAGTGAACTGTTAAAGTCAGATCCGGCAGTACAGGAAGCCTTGCTGAGGAAAGCAAAACCCTCAGTCAAGGCTTCTGACTTTACCAATTGGGAAGATGTACTGAAAGATCCGAAGAATGATCCTCGCCCGTACATGCGGCGTCAGAATCAGAAACAGAACGACTGTCAGGCTCACTCAGCCTGCACGGGTAACGAAAGACGATGGTGGTACGTTTCAGGCGGTGAGGTTGATGACTCGTCTGGAAAAGTTCGTCAGAGGTCAGACACGTTTGCCTACAACGCCAGCGAATACATCATGTCTCCCAACCAAGTCGGTAAGGACGGCGGGACATGGATCGAAGCTGGCGTAACACTGCAGACTGAAGGCATTCCGTCTATCGGTGTTGGCCCGGGTATTCCTCTTGAAACTGACTGGCCTTACGGCACCTACGAGCGTTCTGCGAGCAGGTTTGTTGCACGTGCCAAGAAAGTCAAGTTGCAGGATGGACTTGTCACTGAGCATCGTCCAGCACCTGACAGTGAATCTCTGCTGGCCGGTCTTGCTGCAGGTGGAAACCTGCATCAAGGTACCTTCTGGCCGTTCAGAGAGGGCAGTCAGATCAACGGTAAGAAAGTGATGGCTACACCTCCAACAAGAGGTGGCGGTCACGCTACCACAATCATCTGGGCTGAGATGATCAAATCAGACTGGTACTTCATCTCGTGGAACAGTCATAACGACGAATACTTCTACGTACCTCGTAAGGTGTATGACCAATTGGCGAAGATGAAGTACGAGCCTTTTGGGGCATACTTACTGCTGCCCGACAAACCTGTCGAGCGGTACTACAAACGAACTCAAGCTGGCGGAGGATACATACTATGAAAGAATGGTTTACAGCCTGTGCAATCGTGTCTGTCTGTCTGTTGCTGGCCCTTCCCGAGATCGTCAGTGACGAGAGTAATCAGAGTCCTGCAGCGTCTGCTGACAGCCTGCTGATCCTGAAGCGAGTCGATGCACTGGAAGAGCGGGTGACTGCCCTCGAAGCAGCCAAACAATCAATTACTTCTTCAGAAAATATCGACGGCAAGCCGGTTTTGCAGATCAGTTCTGCCGACTGGTGTGCTCCGTGTCAACTGGCGAAACGAGAGTTTGCTGCTGTTAAAGATCTCCCGATTACTCTCAAGTACGAGCGGTGGCAGGATGCTCCAACGATGATTCCCGCATTCAGATATACTGACAAAAACGGTATTGTGAGAGTCAGAACCGGATACAGTTCAGGCTCTTGGAAAAATATCCTTGCGGAAATGGGGTTTACTCGATAAAACAATTGGGGTTTACCCGCAATTCGACAATCAGCACGGGATAAGGCTGATGCAGGATGGACAACAGGAAGAGCGTGATGATAATGTTGGTCTGGAGATTACCGCTGCAGGCCAACATTTCAAAGCGGATAAAGACGTTGCCAAAACGTTCATGGATCACACAGGGAACACGTGGAACCTTGTAGTGAAAGCAATTGCGTGGGCAATTTTCTTCGGTGGAACATGCTGGGGATTGAGTCTGTTATGGACCTGACACAAAAGTTCTACATCACTGTAGGCATCGCCCTGATCTCATTCCTCGCTGGAATCTACGTGAAACAGCGGAATGATAAATCGCGACTGAAGTGTAAGTGGGATGACATGTTGTACAAGGCATTGATCTTTCAGAGTCTGGCAGTACAGACTCTGTTTTCCAGTTACTCTGTCAACGTAGCAAACGAAGCTGCTCGTATTGCTGCAAACAGAGCACGCCCCGTTTCGGAGATACCGCTTTATGAGTCCTACGCAACTGTCACTCTTTCAGGGGGACGAACCGTCACCTACCACAGACAAGTGCCGTCTGCTGAAGGACGCTCTGCAATCTGCAATACACGAGATGGAGAAGGCGGAACAGTTGGTTGGAGAACGCCTCTGGAACCTGAAAGACTGCTTGGAAGCCACGTCGTTTACTGAAGCAACAAAGACCCTCACGGGCATTGCTGCACTAACGACAGACCTCAAAGACGAACTGAGCATTCAGACAACACAACAGGCAGTCACAGATGGGAATTGAAGCCCTCCTATCAACACAGATCATCGACACCACAACCGTGGGGCGGTCGCTGATGACTGCCGTGGACGCAGCAGCAGCACGGACTGCCCTCGGGCTGGGCACACTCGCCACCCAGAACGGCACAATCACCGACTATCTGACAACTGCTGCAGCAGCCACAACGTACCAGCCACTGGACGCAGACCTGACTGCACTGGCGGCACTCACAGGCACCAACAACATCTACTACCGATCCGCTGCGGACACGTGGAGCAGCGTGACAATCGGGTCGGGGCTGACGTTCACGGGCGGCACGTTGGCGGCATCTGGCGGCAGCGGCATCGGTGGTTCGACCGGATCGACGGACAACCGGCTGCTGAGGTCTGACGGCACGGGCGGGGCAACGCTGCAGAATAGCGATTGGTCGACCCCGGACGTGTACACGGCCAGCCCAAACGCCACGGTCAACCACCTGTCAATTCAGGCCACGGGCAGCACAACGAACGTTTCGGTTTCAGTTGTGCCGAAAGGTACTGGTTCGTTCTCGTTGGCAGTCCCGGACGGGACAACGACAGGCGGGAATGTTCGCGGTGCAAACGCGATCGACTTGCAGACGTCTCGCACAAACGCAAATCAAGTAGCATCGGGTGCAAACAGCGTAGCGATCGGGATTAACAACAGGGCATCGGCTGATGGATCTGTGACAATTGGATCTGGATCAACAGTTACTGCGATCGTAAATAGTGTCGCCATCGGGGCTTCTTCGGCGACTGGCGGCGGCGGTGGCAGATGCGTGGCGATTGGCAATGCTACGGCGAGTGCCGAGTATTCCATCGCCATTGGCAATTGCACAGCGTCTGGTGCTGGGGCTATTGCGATTGCGCATGAAGGCGGCGCAGCGAGCGCAGGAGGGTCGATAGCTATTGGTCCCGGCGGACCATCGGCTAGTGGCATATGTTCGATGGCAATCGGTGGTAACGGAACAACGTCGCGAGCAAACGAAATAGCATTTGGGTTTCGTCACAATGCCTTCGATGTTCGTCCGGGTGGTTTCTTTTTGTCAGCCACGACAACAAACGCAACAGCTACAGCACTGCAGGCTCGAAACATATTTGGTTCGTCAAATTTCACCACCAGAGCGAACACAGTTTTACACGGAACTCTGCATGTGACCGGCATCAAGTCCGACGGATCTGCTGTTGCGGTGTATACACGACGTATTATCCTCAAGAACGTAGGCGGCACAATAACGCTGGTGGAAAACCAGACGATCGGAACAGACTACGAGGACAACGCAAACACCAATTTGACTATCAGCAACGCCAGTCCGTTCTTTGAGGTCACTGGTGTGGCCTCTGAAACATGGCGATGGTCTGGTTATTTTACACCCACCTGTGAAATGGCTTACGGAACGTAAACATGACAGACGTATTCCAGACACAACCGATCCCGCAACCCACACAAGCACAACTCGCAGCAGATGAACTGCTGCGGAAAGTGCGGACAGAACTGGACCGCAGAGCCGGCGAACATATCGACGGATGGCGGGCATTTTGGGAGCAGCCAGGGGCCGATCCGCAGGACATTGCCGATGCGATGAATGGCGATGCGGTTCGGTGGTTTTCGCTGGGGCGGAAGAACCTCGAACATATTGCGGCGTATGCCGTAATGGTTGGAAGAACGCTGGATGATTATGTTCCGGCAAAATACCAGAGCAGCCCACAGCCTGTGACGTTTTTGCCTAACGGTTATGTGCAGATCGGGACGTGATTAAATGGCAACGCAAACCGTCGAATTCCGAGCAGCCCCCGGCCTCACGCTGACAGCCAAACTGTTCACTCCGGGCAGCGATACCGTTGTGCAAACAGCATCAGCAGTCACCGAAGCCACGAACCGCAAAGGCACCTACGCAGCCACGTTCACCGATCCCGGTGCGGCTGAGTTTGAGTTGATTGCACTGAGCGGCACAACGCCGGTGTGTCGCTGGTTTTGCACGTTGACGTTGAGCACGGCGACGTTTCAGGCGTATGAGGTCAAGGTGTCGTCTGTTGTGAATTCTGTCGGCAGTATCAACGGCGTCACATTCCCGACGAATTTTGGCGTGCTCGGGATTAACAGCAGTGGGCATTTGTTGCGTGTTGTGTTGGTCGATACAACGACAGCCAACACCGACATGCGAGGAACAGACAACGCAGCATTAGCAAGTGAGTGGACTGCAACACGAGCGGCATATCTGGACAGCATGTTGCTGGCACAAAATGCAAATCAGCGGACGGTTCAGGTTACAGGCAGTAATCACGTTGCTGCAGACGTTCACCAGTGCCAGACAGACGTTATTGATGCAGCAGCACTGGCAGCAGATGCCGTGACAGAGATTCAAACAGGACTGGCAACTCTCAACAATCAGACGACGATAAACAACAACGTATTGTCTCGACTTGCTTCGAGTGCTTACACGGCCCCGGACAACTCGGGTATCGCTGCAATCAAGGTTGTCACAGACCGTGTGAATACAGGACTTGTACAAGATAATGCTGTATGGCAGTTTACCGTCAACATGCTGGAGAACGCTCCTGCAGGAGCAGGCGGTGGATCAGCAACACTGCAGAATCAGGAATTGATTCTTGACCAGTTGGACCTGATACAGAACAAGACAGATCTGATTACCAGTTCTGGTGCTGTCACTTCATTACTCGCAGGAGCAGTGCTTGAGCCGGGAACTATTCAAGGCTTCCCGACAACGCTGAAGATCGGTGACAGCTACACTGCTGCCAATGGTCGAGCAATTGATATCCCGATTGTAGATACTGATGGTATCCCGCTCGATACAGCAGGCTCGCTCGACTTTTCAGCAGCAACTGTTACATTCACTGTAAGCAGGGCGAAAGAGACAAACGCATCGCGAATCATCAATGGTACAGCAACAGTAATTGATCCTCCGGGAACCGGCACTGCCAATGCTCCATACGTTCGTGTAGAGATTTCTTCTTCAGAAACTGCCAAAGGGCTGTTGGGTTACAGGTACACAGCCACATTGAAATTCACATGGTCCGGAACTGGGACAGACGTTATGTCATTCGAAAGTTCATCGGACATTGTCTTTGATAACTGACGGTCAACACCCCCATGACCACGACGGAAGAACAAGAAGATACGTCACTCAACTCATTCTTCAGGACAAACGAGAAAAGATCGCTGAGAAAAGTTCCAGTACCTGACACAATCTACGAGCATGGTCGATTGATAGGTTGGAAGTGGACTCATCGAAACATCGTGAAGTTTCTGAGAACAGTTCCTGACTACGACCCCTTCGCACAAGCGGAGGGGTATTACTTTGACGTAGACGAGTGGTACAGGATCATCTTATTCGTTACCAACGAAGCGTGCTACCCTGAAGGAGAACTGACAGGTAAAAGTTTCATACCCGAAGTCTGGCAGTCGGCTGTATACGCCAACTTGTTCTGCTGGAAGAAGGTGGGGAGCAATTACCGTCGATATAAAGAATGCTTCATATACGTCCCTCGAAAAAACGGCAAAACGACGGCCTTTGGTGCAGTCATTACACTGCTGATGTTTTTCTACGACAAAGAACAGCGATCTCAAAACTTCTGCTGTGCTGCTGACGTAGAGCAAGCATCTGTCAATTTCAGACACACAGAGTTCATGATTCAGCAGAACCCCAATCTGCTGTCTCGACTCAAAGACAAGCGTATTTACAAGTCAACAAGGTCGTTCGAACACAATGATGGATCAGTGTTCAAAGTTCTGTCGTCTGTTGCTGACACAAAACACGGGCTGTCACCGAACTTTGTTTACGTGGACGAAGTTCATGCACACACAAGTGGAGAACTGATTGATGTAATGAAAACAGGTACTGCATCTCGTCGTCAACCTCTCACAGTTTACACGACGACTGCAGACTATGACCGTCCTTCGGTCTGTAATCAGTTGCTGGAGAAGGCCCGAGCAATCCGGGATAACCGTCAGGTTCAGCCTTCTTTTCTACCGATAATCTACGAAGCACTTCCAACAGACGACTTCAGGAGTCCTGTGGTTTGGTCGAAAGCAAACCCAAACTTCAGGAAGTCTATCACGGCGGAATACTTCGAAGATATGGTTTCTTCTGTTCAGAACAACCCACAGGAACTGAACAGGTTTCTCAGGTTGCACCTGAACATTCAAACAAAGACTGAAACAGCGTGGATTCCTTCGTACATCTGGGCAAGGGGTAATCCGGAAAATGTCGAATTACTCTCAGTGCCCGAGATCAAACAGTGGATGTCAGAACATGCGACTTGGAACAACATTGCTCTGGATAACCGATTCTACGAATCTTCGTCTGTCGATGTGTACCTGAATGGGCAACAGCAATACTGGTCGTGGTTTATCAAACAGTGTGAAGAACTGAGAGACGAAGAATGCTACGCTGGGTTCGACAACACGATTGTGCAGGACTTGGCTTCACTGGCTCTTTTCTTTCCTCAGCGTGGCGTTATACTGCACTGGTGCTGGTGTCCTGCGGCATCAGTATACAGAAGGCAGAAAGAGCAAAACATCCCCTACGGAAACTGGTGGGAATCAGGTCTCTTGAATTCCACAAGTCCATTGGACACAACAGACGACGAAGCAATCCTGACAGCCATGCTCGGTAACGACCAGTATCCGGGCATTCTGTCTCACTTCCGTGGATTGCGAGAAGTTTGCTTTGACCGCTTTGCGGCACGAATTGTCTATGTCAGACTGAAGGAATTCGGGTATCCTGCACGAGCATATCCGCAGAACTTTGCTGGCATGAATGAACCGTGTCGAAAACTTGAGGCAATGATAACTGACCGCCAGTTGTTTCAGGGTGGAAACACGGTGTTGGAATGGGAAGCTGGAAACGTTGTTATCGTGTCTGACAGAGACGGGAAGTACCGGCCAGACAAGTCAAAGAGTACGCAGAAGATCGACGGTGTAGTGGCGTCCTTGATGGCAGTTGGTGGTTGGCTATATCCCGAGGTTCAGACGATCAGCGATATACGGGGGTTGAAATGATCTCATGGTTTCGTAAGCCTGAACAGCGTAATCAACATGGTGCTATTCGCACGCTGATCGACTACGCCCACAGCCTTGTACAGAACTCTGCTACGATGACGTGGCAGAATCTGATCGGCATAATGAACCATGAGACCTACTACACTGACGCTTCGAAATCCGCTCTCAAACTGACAGCAGTGAAGTGTGCTCTGGAAACGTACTCTGGTTTGCTGATGGGACTTCCCCGTCGCATGTACGGTGTTGATCCCGACACCGATACTCCGACACGCATTGTCAGCACGACTGCTCATCCTGCCAGCCGTCTGTTCAGCCACTACTTCAATCCAGAACTCGACTCTGATCGTGCCTTCAGCATGATCGTGTACGACGTTCTGATGGACGGTAACTGTTACTTTCTCCGAGAGTTCGACCTGCAAGGCCGGACATCACGTCTCAGTTACATCCATCCCTCACGCATTCCCGTTACCAACATCCGACGTGCTAACGGAAGCGAGAAGTTGTTTGATGGTCGCACCGCAACACCCGGCGAGATCATCTACGTAATCAACACAGGAGAATCTTCCCGCGATACCAATACGCAGGCGATCATTGTCCCGAAGGATTACATCTGTCACTTCTCGAACAAACTGTACGACGCTGAGCACTTCCGTGGTCAGGGATTCGTAATCAACAGCAGTCGCAGTGTGCAGTTGTACGAAGCATCTGAAGAGTTCGGGCGATCCTTCTACACGAAGGGTATCGCCACACAGATGTTCCTGACGACCGATAATCGTCTTGCTCCAGAAGTTCTCAAGCGGATCGAAAGTAACTTTCTGGAAGATCCCAATGCACCGCTCGAAGCAATCTTCAAGACTCGCATTCTTGAACAGGGACTGAAACCTGTTCACATGGGTATTCCGTTCCAGCACCTTCAGTTCATTGAGACTCGTGCATTCAGCGTAGAGGATGTGGCTCGCGGCTTCAACATCCCTCCCTCGCTGCTGCACTCCTACATGGGTACCAAAGCTGGAGACGTGGATCTGGCTCAGGCGATGGCTCTGTTTGTACAGACAGGCATCGGACCATTTCTGGATCACTTGTGCATTCAGTTCAGGAACGAGTTACTCCCACTAACATCACGCAGGTTGTTCAGATTCGACTTCGAGCGTATCTACCTGTACCGAAACGTCATTGACAAGTTCACAGGCTCGCTGCGTAACCTCATGGAGATCGGCGTACTGAACCGTGCTGAGACTCGTCAGTTGCTCGGGTTCTTCATCGACCCAAGGGACGCTGCTGCGGACCCTCGTTACGTGCCTGTGAACCTGATGACTGTCGAGCACTCTTTGCTGCTTGAAGATCAGGCTCGCATTGCAAACGAGACTGCTGAATCAAATCTTGAGATGCTGGCCCTGCAGAAGGAACAACAACGCCAGACAAACAGCGGAATGGTAGAGCCTGTAAAGACTCCTGACGCACCGGGAGCGACTACACAGAAAGACATGGATAATTCACCGTCGAAGGACAACATTGACAAACGACTGCGTAAAGCCAATAATCAGATTCAGACAGCGTATCAGAACGTCATTAACGGACTGAAGCAGTATGAAGCCCGTGTCTTGGATCAAAAGAAGCAGACACGAAAAGATGATTACGATGCTGCGGTCGCAGAGTTCTATGCAGCAGACGGCAAGTTTGCGAACATGCTCCGAGAGCAATTACTCCCGTGGCAGGATGTGGTTGAGAACTTCAATTGCCAATCGTTGATTGACAGTTGGCTGGCTGACAGAAAATACACGGAGAACAGCGATGGTACTGGTTCTGAATCGTAAGACTCTGCCCAGCGGCGAGCAAATGGAAACCCGAGCATCGTTCAACGCACAGAACGAGTTGCTCATCTATGACTACATTCTTCCTCAGAAATACTACGAGGGCGACACGTCTGTGACTCCGTCCGACGTGCTCAACTTTCTGAAGGATGCTCCTGCAGAACTCACTGTACGCATCAATTCAAATGGCGGTGAAGTCGGCTCTGCTCTGGCAATCTACAATCAGTTGCTTGAGCACCGAGGAACTGTTACAACCATCGTAGACGGGTATGCCTTCAGTTCTGCGGGGTGGCTGGCTCTGGCCGGATCAAACCGACAGATCTGCAACGGCGGGCTGTTCATGATGCACAACCCGTATATGTACGAAAAGATCGACAGTCAGGCTGCTGCCGATAACGCAGCGAAGCGTTGGACGGCTCACCGTGACAGCATTAAGAATATCTTCACTTCCAGAACTCCCTTGAAGGAAGAGGAAGTGATTGATATGCTCGAAAAGGAAACTTACCTCAGTGCCTCTGAGGCGGTCTCTAAGGGACTGTTTCATTCGGTTCGAAACGGCAAACCTGAGACTGCCATGTTGAACTGTTTGGAAATCCCTCGGGAAGCACTGAATAAGGCTCAGGTTGAAACTCCGGACCTTCAATCGCTGAGAATGCGAGTCTTGAATGTCAGGAGAAATCTGGCAAATAATTATTGACGTTTCTGATAAGTTTCGGTAACGTCATAACGACGCTGTAAAAGCAACGCATATACGCAGCAGTCGCATTCACCAATCAACACGAAGGAGTTTACAATGGCACGTTGCCATATTGCGGCTTTTGCTGCTGCTGCCGTGTACAACGATACGGCTGTCAAGAACAATGATGTTTTGAATATGTCTGCTACTCAGCTTGCAGACGAGCGTACCCGACTGATTACTGTCACAGAGACCTTCGACGCGAAGGGTGACAAAATCACTGGCGACGAAACCAAGCAGTACCGTGAAGCAGTGGACCGGCTTGAAGCCGTTTCCAATGCAATCATGAATACTGCTGCAGGCCAGCGTGAACGTCGTGATGCTTTGATTGCAGCGAGCCGCATCAGTCAGGCGACTGGCGGTATTGTCAACCTGAACGGCAGCGTACACACGCGACCGGCGTGGGAGGACGACAAGGACAAGTACGGTTTCCGCAACCAGCAGGACTACTTGAACGCTGTCGTCAACTCTTACCGCAACCGTGAAGTTGCTGATCCGCGACTCCGCCGACTGGTCATGGACGCGATTGGGTCTGACGAGTTCAGCAAGGCGAACTGGGAAGCACAGGGCCTGATGGTTCCTCGTGGCTTCATTTCCGAAGTCATGCAGTTGGAACCCGAAGCCGATCAGTTGTCTGGTTTGCTGACTCGCGTTCCGATGACTGCCCCGGTTGTTGACATTCCGTGCCGTGTTGACAAGGACCACCGTAACAGCGTTACTGGCGGCTTCCAAGTCTACCGTGGCAAGGAAACTGCTGCTCCGACGTTGACCAAGACAGCGATGGAAATGGTCACGCTGAAGGCTCACGAACTGAATGGTGCGGCTGCAGTAACCAATCAGTTGATGGCTGACAGCCCCATTTCTATTGCTGCTCTGATCGACGCTGGGATGCGACAGGAAGCACGTTCCTACCGCATTGACGAACTGCTGAACGGCAACGGTATCGGTCGCCCGCTCGGTATGCTGAACGCCAACAACCCGGCCCTGCTGACTGTGCTCCGCGAAGTCGGTCAGGCTACGTCAGCCATTGTCAACGGCATGAACATCCTGAAGATGCGTAAGCGTGTTTGGGGTTACGACAATGCTGTGTGGTTGTGCTCGCTGGACCTGTACGACATCCTGTTTACGCTGTGCATCGAGTCGCCGAACAACGCCGGTCTGATCAAGCTGTTCTACCCCGGAACAGAAGGCGGACTGCCGGATCGACTGCTTGGTCGCCCTGTGATCTGGACCGAGTACATGAACGGCATCACCAGCGGTCAGGACGGCAGCGTAATCAGCGAGTGGAACGACAACTTCCTCGCCTGTGTCAACCCGACTCAGATGCTGTTCGGTGAACGTGGTACTGGCAACGTGACTCGCTCGATTCACGTCCGGTTCCTTGAGCGTGAAGAAGTGTTCATGTTCACTTCTTACGACGATGCTCGCCCGTGGTGGAAGGACACCTTCCAGCCGAAGAACGGCGGACTGACTCAGTCTCCGTTCGTGGTCCTCAGCAAGACAGCCGCTACATGATGCTGTGAGCGGGGGGTTCCTGAGTGAGGTCAGGAACTCTCCGCTCGCGATTGTTCGATTCACATTCAACCCATACGGGGGTTTTCAATATGGCTACTCAGAAGTTTTCTCACTTGTCCAGCAAGTACCTGATCAAGGCACTTGGGACTCTGACGATGAACGGGAGCATCGGCAACGCTTACGTCGTTACCGAACTTCCGGACAAGGCAATGCTGGTCATCAACGATGCTGTGCTGACCGGAAACCTGACTGTCACAGTCGTCGGTTCCACGTCTGCAACAGGTGCGTCTGGTTTCACGACCATCAAGACGCATGTGTTCACCAGCGGCACTCAGAACTGCTCTGTTGAAGTTGACAGCGAAGAAGTCAGTTTCGCAGAAGATCAGGCTGGCGTTGACTTCAAGACTGTGGTGTTCAGGCTTACCGGCACCAATACCAACACTGTCAAGGCTGCTGCGATGGTACTACCCCTCCATCGTCGAGCAGACCTGACAGCAACAGGTACTGGCACTTTGACCTGATCGCCCGGCGGGGGCGGGTATGCAGTTCGTGGTCTCTGCATACCCGTCTCCTGCTTTTTACATTGAGTCCGTGAAAGCGGGACAGCCGCAGTACGGTTACGGGGGTGGCTGTGCTGCGGTTTGTTTTGGAGTGTCTCCATGCCAATGTACGTCAACCTCGCTCAGGAAGATGCTGTCTCAACACTTGTGACAAGCACCCTGATTGCTCAGATCAAACAGAATCTTGGCTTTGACACCGAGACATCCGACACGGACATCCCTGTCGATATTTCTGAGTTGATGCACCAGTGCATTTCGATCTGCGAAAAGGAACAGTGGAGGTTCATCCTTCGTAAGCCCGTTACTCTCCAGTTGCCTTACGAAGCCTTCATGTCTGCAGACCGTCTCGTGTTCCTGCCCTTCGGCAAAGTGAGCACCCTGACGACGTTCACGTACAAGAAAACTGACGGCACAACAGCAAGTGTCTCGTCTGCCGGATACACAGTCTACGAGTATGAACCTGCGAAGTTGTTCTGCAAAGACTGGACTGCTCTGTTCGTTGATATCGACGACGAACTGCCGTACCCGATTACAGTCACGTACACAACTGGGTATTCTTCTCTTTCAGAAGTTCCAAAGGCGACTGTCCGAGCATTGATGATTCTCGCGTATCATCTGTTCGAGTATCGTGATGCAATCTCTGATGGTTCTGTCTCAGAACTTCCGCAAGGCTACTGTCAGTTGCGAGATCTGAACCTGTTGAACGACATGCGGGCAATTCGTTACATCGCAGAAGATTGGACGAAGGTGAGCCGTGGCTAATAAATACAACAGGCGGAGCAGACCAAACTTTCGACATCGAGTCGAGTTCTGGAAGCCTACATCAGTCGCAGACAGTGCAGGTGAGTTGAAGTCTGAATACGTACTGGTTTATGCCGGTACGTTTGCAATGGAACTGCCAAAGACACCGACTGAAGTAAGTGACCTCGGGCGTGTTCAGCCGCAACAGGAATTCATGCTGCTCGGGCAATACACGCCAAAGATCAAAGAACTGACTGCAGGTTTGTTTGCTGTGGTGAAAGATCTGCAGAAGGTTGTCGTACTCGCTGGTAACGCAACTGACCCGTGGGGCGACCGCAGGAAGATGCACGTGAGGGTTACGGATAACCTCGCACAAGAGATCACAACCAAGATAATGAGTACGATCTACTAATGGCCAGAAAACCGATTGTAGCCGTGAAGTTCAATATCCCGCCAGACATGCTGAACGGGTATAAGGATCTTACGGAAAAAATACAGCGTCACATGGTTCGTCAGGCTGTGAGATCTGCAATACTCCCAGCAAGAAACTCATTGAAGTCAAAGTTGATGTCGCTCGGCATGAAGAGCCGGACATCTTCCGGTGCGTCTATGCGAGCACTGGACACAAAGATCAAACGTGTAAAAGGCACGGCTGCCGTTGTGTACGGTCTTGTGTCGGTCAATAAGAACTACGTCGAAGCCTACACACGCGAAGCACCTGTAATCAAACAGCCGGGCAAGTTTCGTCAGGTAAGTCTTGGTACGCTTACCGGGTTCAACAGACGAACAGGACAACTGAGATTCAACAGACGCTTCAGGCTCGGTGAAGTCAGGTCTACACTTCGCAGGAACACACAGAGAAGAAGGGCAGATGTTACACACGCCTACAAGCGGTGGCCGAAGAAATACTGGCACCTGTCTGAGTACGGGTTTACTCGCTCAAAAGGATCAGGTATGTTTGCAGGAAGCAACAAACCAGCATCCTTTGCAGGCCACCACTTCGTAGAAAAGGTCTACGCTGAGACCAAGGAAGAGTGCGTGAAGATCTTCGAGCAGCGTATGCGTGAATTGTTCAAACAGCATTTTCAGGTGAAGTGATGCCTGCTCCATACAACATCGACATAGGGCTGCAGAGGCTGATCTCCGGTGCTTGTCCTGCTGGAGTACCGTGCTACAAGTCACAGTTTGTTCCTTCAGAAGATCTCAAGGACACACCGAAGGGTTACGTGTTCTTCGACGTTTCTGAGATAGAACCGGCACTATGTTCAGAAGGGTTTTCCGAAGCGAACGGAAGAGAAAGTATCTCTTTCAATGTTGACATCGCGGTAGTTCATCATGACAATGCTCAACGTAAGTCTGTAGCAACATCAGTGCTCAACGTCCTGCAGCCAACGGTAAGCGGACGAAGAACATTCCTGACTTCGTATCAGGTGCCGCAGACAAGTGTATTCATCCAGAATCTCAGGATGGTGAGTACGGACGAGCAGACTCTGCTCAAGACAGGACAGGGAACACCTGACCTGACAATGCTTGTTTTCAATTTTGTTGGTAAAGCTACTTGCTAAGGAGCGAGTCATGGCTAATCGCGATACGAGTCGTATCAGGATCAAATTCTTTGAGCAGACGACTGCTCCGACTGGTTCAGGTGCTGCACCTGATCCTGTTGACGCGACGAGTGACTTCTACGCCTGTGTAACTGACGGCCCAACGTGGTCCGGTTTCACTCGTGGTGATGTCGAGACAACCTGCAGTAACACGACGCTGGATGCGTGGGGGAACCTGATCAAGACTTTCCGAAGCGGGAAGATTGTCGATCTCGGTACTCTTACATTCACCGTTGACTGGGACTGCAACGGTAACGCTGCTGGCGGTCGTGAACTGGCTGCATTCATGGATGGTCGCAGCGGTACTTTGATCGTCGAGTTTCCTGCAGAAGCAAGTGAAACTGTGGGACCAAAGATCAATCTGACTGGGTACTGCAACAAGTTCACGCCGATGGGTACTGTGCTGTCCGAAGGCAACGGTGCTCGGTCGATGGCAGAACTGGTTTACAAACTCAGCGGAATCAGTTTCACTATCGCTACCTGATTTGAATTACACCCCCGATCACCCCCTTTCTAAGGTTTTACAATGGGCATTTCTTTTAACCGTCCGAAGTCTTTTCCCCTTCCTACGTTCAATGCCAAACTGGTCGAACCGTCAGCAGGACTGACGACTGACTTCATTACTCGCCTGAACGAGTTCCCGAAGAAGTCGGACGGCAATCCTGACTCACGGTACTTCATCGTTCTGCGTATGCTGATCTGTCTGTACGACGCAGAAGGTCACGCATTCCTCGCTCAGTATGTCAACTCGTTGAACGGCGAGTCTGCTGAAGCGTGGCCTATGACCGTGCTGGAGAACGACACACCACGTCAGGTACTGGACGCACTGGATAACTCTTACCTTCAGAAACTCTGTGACGCCTTCGTGGACAGCGTCACAACGTCTCAGTTCGAAGAGATCAACGAACAGATCAGACTGCACATCTGGCCCAACCGTGAGGAACAGGAAAAAAACTGATTACACCCGACGACGACAGATGGTTCATGTTGTTCCTCTGCAGTCGTTGGGGTAAGTCACTGGCAGAGATTGGCGAAATGCCTATCTCGGAGTTCCGACAACACAAATGGTTCTGGGACAACTACAGATGGGGAATGGAAGATGAGTTACTGGCTATTCAGGTAACTCAAAGCATGAGTAGTCAGGGCAGTAGAAACCTGAAGCCCTTCCACGTCAAACTGTGGACTACTCAGAATCAGTTCACGTATCAAATCGTCAAGCTGGCTATCAAACCCACTGCGGTAATCCGTAGTGGGTTTATGGCTGTAGTTAATGCTATCTCAGGAATGAATAGAAAATGACACAGAGCCTGAGCAAGATCGGCGTTCAGTTTGTAGCAGACATGTCGGACATGGTTTCGAAAATGTCTGGCATGTCTGCTTATACGAAGAAGTGGGCAAAAGAAACCGCCGCGATGACCAACATCGGCGGTCCTTCTGGTGCTGAACAACTTGCACGTCTGAATGTGTCAAGAGGCATGTCTGAACAGGGCAGACAAGAACGCCTGCAGAAAGAAGCAGAAGCAGAGCGTAAACTGTCTGTTCAGAAATTAACCGACGCCAAAATGGTGTTGCGTAACATTCGCCAACTTGAAAACAACAACATTCAAGCCCGCGAAGAAGCAGAACGTAAACTTGCAGTGAGCAGAGTCACATCCTCTCGTTTGATGATCAATCAAATTAGAGCAATGGAAGAGGCTGCTCTGCAAAGTCGCCAAGAAATACAGCGTAAGGAGTTAGTAGACAGAACTACATCTTCCCGTCTTATGATCAATAAGATTAGGGCAATGGAAGAGGTTGCTCTGCAAAGCCGTCAAGAAATAGAACGTAAGCAACTTGTAGAAAAAACTGTCGCTTCACGTCTGATGATCAATCAAATCAGACAGATGGAAGAAAGTGCTCTGCAAAGCCGTCAAGAAATAGAACGTAAGGAATTAGTAGGCAGAATTACAGCCTCTCGTCTGATGATTAATCAAATCAGACAGATGGAGCAAAGTGCTTTACAAAGCCGTCAAGAAATACAACGTAAGGAATTAGTAGATAGAACTACATCCTCACGTTTGATGATAAATCAGATTAGGCAGATGGAGGAAAGTGCGTTACAAAGTCGCCAAGAAATAGAGCGTAAGCAACTCGTAGAAAAAACTGCCGCTTCACGTTTGATGATCAATCAGATTAGGCAGATGGAATTTGATGCTGCTGAAGAACGAAGGTTGATGGCTCGACAAGAACAAGTTGATAAAACAACAGCATCTCGATTACTTATACGTCAAATCAAACAAATGGAGTCTGATGCTTTCAGAGCACGGGAAGAGGCAGAGCGTAGACAGTTTGTGTCTCGCTCGACAGCCTCTCGTTTAATTATACGTCAAATTAAACAAATGGAATCTGAAGCGGCACAGATACGGGAAGAATTAGAGCGTAAACTATCTGTAGAAAAAGCTACTGCGTCTCGTTTAGTAATAAACAAAATCAGACAAATGGAGTCTGAAGCTGCTGAAGAACGAAGGCTTATAGCAAGGCAAGAACAGGTAGACAAGCTGACGGCATCTCGGTTGACCATAAATAAAATCAGACAAATGGAGTCTGAAGCTGCTGAAGAACGAAGGTTGATGGCTCGACAAGAGCAAGTCGATAAAACAACAGCATCTCGTCTTGTAATCAATCAAATAAGACAGATGGAAGAATCTGCAATAGCATTAAGAGCAGAGTCAGAAAGAAAAAATGCTGTTCGTTTGCAGACTTCTTCTAGGCTGATAATTCGTCAGATAACGCAACAGCAACTTGCGGCGATAGCTGCAAAAGATGCCGCTGATCGTGCTTCATTTCTGGCAGCACAAACAAGAACAAGGTTGCTGATAAACCAAATCAAACAGCAACAGGCTGCTGCTGTACTGGCAGCAACTACTCAGTCACGGCTCACAATGAATCTTATTCGCCAGCAACAAGCAGCAGTTTCTAACGCGAACTGGGCTAATGCTCAGAATACGTCCAGAATGGTGCAGCAACAAGCAAGCATTACCAGACAGATGCAGGCAACTGCAGGAGGGTTTGGTGGAGTTACAGGGGCAGCAACTCAAGCATCTTTTGCGATAGAGGACTTCGTACAGGTTCTGTCGATGGGCGGTGGTCTGAACATGGCTCTCATGTCCGCCAGCAATAACCTTACAATGATGGCCAGAGCCTTCCTCGGCACGTCTGCGTCACTGACAGTCGGATTGGGTATTCCTATTCTGTTGATTGGAATTGGGCACCTTGTATCAAAACTGATGGAAGCAAAAGACAAGACAGACGAACTTCAGAAAGGAATGGAGCGTCTAAGAAAGACAATGGCAGAAGAGGCTCATATTCAAATGAGATCTGAAACCAGAAACTTTGAGTCAATGCTTGAAGAGGCAAAGGCTTCAGCAGATTTGAGAGACAAACTGAAACAGATCAACAGAGACTTAGCAGAATCTGAAGATAAACTTGGTCTTGCTATACGCCAAGGAGATAGAGCACTCGAAGCACAAATAGCTGGTTACGAAGAGGCAAGCAGAGCAATCTTCAACTACTACCAGTCAAAGATCAGGTTTACGAAGAATGAAGAAACAATCGCAAAAACTCAAAGAGAAATGGCGGTTGCTTTTCAAATATATCGACAAGCATACGAACAGTTAGTCAACGCGAATATCACAAGTACAGCACAGGCTCGTAATGCACTTTCGACTTTCAACTTTCAGATCTCTTCGATAGGCGGAACAGAAGAAGTACAGAAAATAGTACGAGACTTGCTTTCTGGAATCGAGGATGGAACTCTCAAAGAGTTTACAGACATCGAAGAAGCGATGGCTGAGATAACAAAACTGACAGACCAACGTGTTGAAGCCCAAAAGCGAATGAACGAACTCGCAGAACAGGAACGCATCGACAAAGAACAGAACTTGAAGTACACTCGCGAAGAAATGCTTGCTCAAATGCGAATGAACGATGTACAGAAAGAGATGTTTGGCATTCAGAAAGAAATGGAAGAGTTTGTAGGCGGCGATCCAAACAATCCAGATTGGATCGACAAAGCACAGGCTCAGAAAGAATTTCTGATGAACAAGAAAGCCGAACTTGAAAAACAGATGCTTGAAGAGACGCAGGCACCGCCGATTGCTGCTAAGATGGAACAGAACGCATTTCAAGCACAGACATACGCAATGCAGCAGGTTCTTGAGGCTCAGTACAAACGACCAGATCCTCAGAAAGAAAAGATTCTACAGGTTATCTCGAACATCGACAGAGCGATTCAGCGTGGCGGTATTGTCATAGACGTAGTTCCGTGAGGATTGAATAATGCCTTTGGAATCCATTCAGGGTATCCTGCTTCCAAGTGAGAACATGACAGCCTCATGGGGCGTCAATACTCTCACTTGTGATTGGTTGGTGAAGATGGACAGTCCGCTGGAGACAGCGAACGATGTTCAGTTTTATCTACCATCATTCGGCCAGCAGTCTGAGCCTACCTTCACAATCGGTCTGAGTCATTACCCCGGCAGACCAGACCTGCTTCTCAAACAGGCTAACGGTGTTCGAGAGCACGAATCTGGTCGTCCGTGGTGGCTTGTAAGTGTCACCTACGAAACAGGTCAGTGGCTTCGAGATCTCTTTCCCGGAGAAGATCAGGGAAAGGGTAATGTCGGCAGAGGAAAGAAGTTCAGTGGCGGAAACATCATCAAGTATCCGTGGAGTGAACCGCCGACATGGAGTTCGTCCACTCGAACTGTGACAGCCACAGTGTTTCAGGACGCAAGCGGTAACGCCTTGAAGCACGCAAATGGACTTCCTATTCTGGAAGGTATTCAGGTACCTCTCGATCTGGAGGTTCACACCTTCACATGGAACGTTCCTTACAACACATTCAACTACGACAGTTACAGCGGTCTGATTGGAACAATCAATAGTTCGCAGGTGAACAACTGGAAGAACGCAGAAGCTAAGCACGCTCTCTGCGAATCTATTACTGCCACAGAAAATTACAGGGAAGTCACACTGGCACTTCCGGACGGTCAGGACACAACAGGAGCAACCGCAGTACACCACTTCGTTACGCTGACAGCAACAATTGTTATCGACAGGCGTAACACTGAGCATGGTTACTTCCGTGAAGCACATCGTCGTGTTTCGATGCACACTCTTCAACGAATTAACATCGGAACAATACAAACACCGCTCTACACCTATCTCCCTATCCTGATCAACGGACGTGGAGACGTAGCAATGGAACCGTGGCCTTTGAATCTGTTAGGTGTCGGTGTTCCTTTCGAGACTGTAAGCACTGCAAACCCTCTTACAGAGTTTGCATGGATTGATCCGCTGTACCCGAGGACATCAAACCTACACGGCTTCGCAACCACACACGGACTGATAATACCATGAGCAAGAGTCGTATCGGGGTATTCACTCCTGAAGATGCTGCACGAATTCATCAGGCTGTACTGGGCAGATCATCTGTCCAGCCAGACCTGAACGTGCAACGTAAAAGAACGCATGGAAACCAATCTTTCTACGTTAAGTTGCTCGGCGATCTAGGCCAAGCAACAAATCCAGAGACAGGCTACACAATGTGTAGTGCTGTTATGCTGCGGTATGAAACATACTCAGATTCTCTAGATATGCAGTTAGCTACTTCGGGAACAGGAACGTATTCTTTAGAAGTTATACACGTAGTAAACAGGTATCCTAATTTTTCAGCAAAAAGAAATGACCTGATATTCGTTATGCGATCAGGTGCTGAATGGGTTCCTGTGGTTAGCGGTGCAGGGAACACAACAACCGTAGAAGGAAACTGCGGGTGTTTCTGTATCGAAGATGGAGACTTGGATGTAGGCACCTACATTACAACAAGTGAATGGTCGGTGTCTTTGAACAGAATTTCTGTCACAGAAATAAACGGAGTAGTTTACCTGCCCGCAAGCGATCACATTTTGACATGGAATAACTCTGCTGGATACTGGCAAAAAAACATAGGAAGTTTCCTTGCTGCTGAGACTTTCAATGGCACAGGTATAACGTTATCCCCTACGCCTTCTCCAGCGTATATCAGATTCGAAAGAAACAACGACGGCTATCAGAAACTCACTATTCAATGGCCGGACAACTTAACAGGTACGGGAACTTGAAATGCCTACAATGGTTTTTTCAAATGAGAGCAGGTACTGGAGACCTTTATGTGCCGGGCCTCTGTACCCTGAGTCATCAGTTCCCGGGCCGGGAAACTGTGAAGTGTGTATTACTCCAGAAATCCCAACGCCGTCAGGAACAGGAACGGGTCCAACACCCGGAACAGGAACAACCCCAACACCCGGAACGGGGGGAGTACAGGGACCGTAATGCCTACATTTACTTACAGCAAGAAGAAAAGATACTGGCGACCACTTTGCTTAAACAAACTCAAAGCAGAAACGTCTACTCCACAAAACGGGGTTGCTTTACCGTGCAGTGTGTGCGTGTATCCTTTGGAAACCCCTCCAGTTTTGAACTGTGGGTGTAACTCTGTCGAAAGACCTGAAGGAATCGGAAGATCAATTACGCTTACGTTAGGCGGTAGTCTTGGAGCAGAAACTGTTGAAGGCATTTCTCTTTACAATACGTTTTCTGAATCTTGGACTGGGCCGCAGGTAATAAACACTCAGATGGTGCCTGCAGATGGTACAAAAACTTCAACAGTAAACTACGTAGAAAAACGCGACTGGACAAACATAACCGATTCTACTTTCATAGCCAAAAACATACGCAGCTATGTACCTTCGCTGACAATAAGTAGTCAATCGTGTTTCTGGTATGCGTTAGGCGGAATGAGTTACGTCGAAAGAATTTATCACCCCACCATTATAAGGGCAAGATCATCACAACCATTCAAACCAAAACCACAGCCGACAAACTGGTATTTTACAAACATCGAAGTTTTGAAAGACTACGAACTGATAGAAACAAAAGTTTTACTCGACAACAACGACCCGGCTTCAATAGCGTTAGGTATCAACGGTCTATTTTTACCTGAGGTAAGAAGAAATCTTATACCTCAGGTTGCAGTAAAAATGAATCCAATAGTAGGGGCTAAATGTGCTCCTGTGGAGTGCAATGAAAGTTGCTACCCGGTTTCAGGTTACTGCATTTCAAAAAACAGCAGATACCTATTAGACATTCCCGGTATGATAAGAGGGTCATTCTGGAGTTACTCAGAGAACGTCCACGGTTACTTTTGGGTCATTCACTATTACAGAAAAGCATGGTTGGCTTGGCTGTTTCACTCGTCGATACTCGGTCCCTCATACAACGAATACACATTTAACAAAATGTGGCCGCGATACAATCTTTGGCCAGATAATATCGCGTTTCGTAACTTAGAATCACAACCACACCCTAACGATAATGTCTCGCCAAATCATTTAAGAGATGCAAACTATCCTGTTTCGTACCATAACGAAGTACCAGACTACACATCTCCGGGCAGAAACTCTGTTATAAGAATCCCTAGAAATCCAGCAGCACCAGAATCTATCTATGTCGTTGATACTATACTGGACCCTCGGTATTTTGGAAACGACTGGAGTAGTTCGGCTGCAGGTCCGGGATGGTACAGCGGAGGAATGCGAGGTACAGCAAGGCACCCAAGTTGGCCATCCTCTGTTCCTTCTGTAGATGCCAGCGGAAACAGTTCTGTACTAGATGGTGCGTTTGCTATTGACCTAAACAAAAACACGGGAACTCACATTATAGGTAAACTTGCACTTGCTTTGTACGCAACAGACGTTCTACCTTGCAACCACACAGGAACAGTGTCTATGCAGAAAATAGCAGATTACAGAACTGCTCCAAACAAAGCACTTGGAACTATAAAAGCAGGTCCTAGTTCTTTTCCATCATCAGCAACTCTAAACCTGTGAAGTAACATGCTACCCCCAGTAAACATAGGAAGCCTTGCCGAAGATCAAGGTAGAAAATTTGTCGAATACTGTCGAGGAACTTGTATAGTTTTGTTAGGAGAAATTCTACAAGACGGAACAAGACGAATCATGTGCCCGCAAGATCAGCAGCACGTGTGTACTGCTTTGTTCAACACATTCACGGGAACTGATTACGAAAACAGTACAGGTCTTGGAGACTTTGTAAAGTCTGCCTTGTCCGCAGTCGGTATTACCGAAGAGCGTGTCAGCCGCTGGCTTGGTGCTCCCTGCAATTGTTCCGAGCGAGTCGAGAAACTGAATCAACTCGGAGAGTGGGCGAAGTCTGTACTGAAAGGTCAAGCAATGGAACCCCCGTTCCAAGCAAAGCTGGTAATGCCGAAACAGGATCGAGTTATCGTTGGCTGTATTCATGAGGGTACAGTCGATGCTTTCAGGGAGCACATGAAGAACATTGCTCCGATCTTTCTGGGCAATCGCCCGTCGCCTTCGAGTCACAGACGAATACTCGCAAAGCCTGAGTACGAAGCAACAGTCAGGCGAGAAGTGCTGAACTGGAACGAAGGCGATGAACGCCCGCAGTACGACACGATCTACGTCAAGGGCACGTGGCAGTACGCTGTTACGACTGTTCCGTCAAGGGTCAACACGACACTGCCAGTCACACTGAAGAGTCTCACGTCATCAGGATTCGAAGAGCCTGATCTTTACATTGATGGTATTCTTCCTTCAGAAATTATCGACGCCGGACTGGATCTGCCTGTCGGTATCGTTCACGAGCGTCACAACGTCAGAACATTCTCCCACTGGCACCTCACACTGCTGGATATGTTCAGCAGAAACCCGTGGGCAGAATACTACGCAATCTTTCAGGACGACTTCGTTTGCGTGAGAAATCTGAAAGAGTATATCGAATCCAGCTATCCTGCAGAAAAATGTTACCTCAATCTCTTTACCTTCATGGAGAATGAGGCTATTGTGCATGGAGTTCAGGGATGGGTTGACTCAGCAAAGTCCGCATCAGGGAGAAACATGGGACGTGGTGCAGTGGGGTTGGTGTTCAGACATGACGCCTGTGAAGCCCTTCTGACAAGCGGTCACATGATCACCCGACGATACGATGCACAAAGACGACACATTTCTCTGGACGGTGCTGTAGTGGAGTCGATGAATGACTCGGGGTACGCTGAATACGTACACGGTCCTTCACTGCTCCAGCACATCGGAACTGAGTCGTCAATGGGAAACAAAAAACATCCAACTGCTTTGACATTCCCCGGAGAAGATTTTGACCCTCTAACACTGCTGAAAGAAAGCCATGCACCCCCGCTCGCTTGACGATACGATCAACAGACTACCTTCGCCTTCAACCCCGGAACTGAAATCTCCGGGGTTTTCTCCACGAGATGATTTCAGCAACAGGCTTGTGCTCGGTGTGGAGAGCATGAAGCGGCACATGACCGATGAAGGATGGCAGATCACACACGGGTTATCTCTGAACGGTTACACCCACTGCGGGTATGGTCTCGATGAGCCGTCAACAGACGTTTGCTATCTGATGGATAAGTACCGTCCCGGTACAGTCGTCGTTCAGGACATTCGAGAATGGGATACTCGCAGAGGTGACTTCCGAGACCCCAATGCCCGCTTTACAAACATCAGATGTCTGCGTGATTACAAGGAAGCATTCAAACTTACGATTCTGAAAGACTCACATCAGAATCCAGACTATCACAGTGCTGCTGCATACGACATGGACTGTCACGCATGGATTGTTTACTACCATCCAAGAATTGTTAAGCACCTCGCTCCATACGTTCGGGAGAAGCACCTTGTCCGGACATATCACACAGTCAACGCTGCTGCGATACCGGCATATACGAGTACCCGCAGTGGAACATTGATGTCCGGTGCGATCAGCAACGTTTATCCGTTGCGTCAGAAGATTCGCAATGCTTCAGGCAGACTTCCTATCACACTACTGCAACATCCCGGATATCATCGTCGTGGCGTAGCAACGCCTGACTTCCTGCAGACTCTGAGCCGTTACAAGGTAGCGATCTGCACATCCAGCATGTACGGTTACTCTCTCAGAAAAATCATTGAAGCTGTGTGCTGTGGTTGTCGAGTAATTACCGATCTACCTTTGGAAGAGTCTTTGCCTGTACTCAGTCTGCCCGCAGCGAGTCATTGTTTGATTCGCGTCAATCCTGCAATCTCAGTTGAGGATCTGAGAGATGTGGTATTGACAGCAGAGGAAGAATACGACGAAGATCTAATGCACACAGTCAGTCGAGCGGCAACGCACTTTTACAGTTACCCGAACGTCACAAAACTTCTCGCAGAGAAAATCCAAGAACTGAGGAACAACTATGAGTATTGATCACTACGTTGACGCGATGGTCTCCCCCTCTCAACGGAGACCGGGGAAATGGATGGAAGGTGTGATGCAAATAAACATCACACGCTCCTGTGACCTTGCCTGTAGCAACTGCACACAAGGCAGTCAGTTTGCTGGCAGGAGTCACTACATGACACCGCAGAACTTCGAGTTAGCTTGTCAGTCAGTTCACGACTACTTCGGGCTGATCGGCATATTCGGTGGCAACCCTGCAATGCACCCCGAGTTCAACAGGATCTGCAGTATCCTTCGATCCTACTTCCCGCAAGAGAAGTGTGGCATCTGGTGCAACAATCCGTTGGGCGAGGGTTCTGTGATGCGGAAAACCTTTAACCCTCGAATGAGCAATCTGAACGTTCACCTCAACAAGAAAGCCTACGATGAATTCAAACGAGACTGGCCAGAATCAATGCCTTTTGGTGCTGACAAAGACAGCCGACACTCTGCAGTTCACGGCGACCTTACCGCAACAGTACCTGATGAAACAGAGCGATATAACCTCATCACAAACTGTGACATCAACAGGCACTGGTCCGCAATGATCTGTCAGTTCCGGAAAGAACTTCGAGGGTTCTTCTGTGAAGTCGCTGGCGGTCAGGCTGTGCTGTTTCAGGACAATCCTGATTATCCTGACACTGGCATTCCGATTACTCCCGAGAACGTTCATGAAGGCTGGTGGAAAGAGCCAATGCGAACGTTCAAGCATCAGGTCGAACAACACTGCAACAACTGTCTGGTGCCGCTTCGAGCACAGCACAGACTTGCACAAGGAGAGCACATAACCGAAGTATCCGGTATGTATGAATCTTTGCACGGTAAAGCCAAGCACGAGATTCTTCCAATCATTACTGTTCCTTCAGAAAAACGTCGTGTCATCGACTACTTGGAGAAATGACCATGTCAATTGAAAATTGGAAAAAAATAGGTACAGGGCATTCTTTTCGTTGCCCCGACAGAAAATGTGAATTAGCAGATCCTAAAAATGAAAGATTAGTTGTTGCTTTTTCTGGCGGAAGAACTTCAGGAATGATGTTGAGATACCTACTGGATACTGAACAAATTCCTCCGTTAGTTTTATTTGCAAACACAGGAAAGGAAAGAGATGAAACCCTACAATTCGTACATGATGTAGAAGTAAATTGGAAGTGCCCGATTGTATGGCTTCAACTTACTTTGACAGAACCTACCATTGACTTAGTGACTACAATTCCATCGTCTGTTACAAGGGCACGTCTACTAAAGCAAAAACAAATGCTTTGGTACGAGCAAGTAACTTTTGAAACTGCCTGCAGACATTTAGACAAAAATTCTCCTTTTGATAAAATTGTTTCGTACAGGTCAGTTCTCCCTAATGCCGTAGCAAGGTATTGTTCTGCAGAAATGAAAGTAAGAACAATGCAAAGGTATTTATGGCATAACGGAATATACAAATTTAGAAATGCTATCGGATTCAGAAGCGATGAGCCTGATCGAGCGTATGATTTGCAGTATAGTTCAGACAGAAATAAACAGTGTCATTTAGAATTTCCTTTGATAAAATTAGCAGTTGTAAAAGAAGATGTTGACAATTTTTGGAAACGTCAGTCTTTTGATTTGGGAATTCAATCTTACGAAGGTAACTGTCATCTTTGTTTCTTGAAGAAAAAAAGGTCTCTTATCAGACTAATAGCTGAGCAACCACACTTAGCGAATTGGTGGAGAGAAACAGAAGAGCAAAAACTGAAAACCGTTAGGGAACCTCAAGGGGCACAGTTCAACAGAAACTTCTCGATCAACGATTTAGCTATCGAAGCCTTGAGTTACGAACCGCAACATGACGATACACAAGATGCAATGCAGTGTGCTTGCAATACCTCCATGTCTCTTGCAGAAGAAGAAACAGAATGACCACCCCCTTGCGTGCTATTATTGTGTGTGTTGACTATGCGGATCTGTTGAACGTCACACTGCCTTACAACCAGCATCACTTCAAAGAGATTCTGATTGTCACATCAACGAGAGACAGAGCAACAAACTATGTCGTCAACAAGCACTCAGTGCCTGTTTTTAAGACCGACGCCTTCTACGCGAACGGAGCAGCCTTCAACAAGTTTGCTGCACTTGAACTCGGGCTGGATCATTTCGGGCGTGAAGGTTGGCTCTGCATCATGGATGCAGATGTCCTGTGGCCTAAGAACATCGACTGGGAGTTTCTCGCTCCCGAAAGCAACGTGCCACAGAACGACAAATTTAAGGTATGTCCGGGTTCGCTATATACTCCCCGTCGAAGAATGTGCATTGACATTCCAGACAACATCCCCCATGAACCTTACTGGAAAACCTACCCGCTTCACCATCAGGAAGTTGAGTTTGCTGGGTACACTCAAATCTTCCATGCAAAAGACCGTCACCTTCCTCAGCCGCCTTGGCACGAGTGCAACTGGCGTCATGCTGGCGGACCTGATTCTTTCTTCCAGAAACTCTGGCCGGAAAGCAACAAGGTCCGCCCTCCATTCGAAGTGTTGCACTTGGGACCAGCAGGAAAGAATTGGTGCGGTCGAGTGACACAGACAATTTCAGGAGAGGTACCACAAGAAGCGGAGTCTCGTGCTGCTGAATTGCGTGAGATTCTGCAGACACGAAGAATGAAGCGAAACTTCGATCACGAAAAATTCTGAAACAAATTGAAGATTCTGGATTGACACGTCGAAGAACAACGCTAGAGTGCTCGCATGTTTGTTGAAAACAATTCGAAAACAGTTCAGGAAAAGGAACACCCCCATGTCGTTTGAAGTTGCGATGAAGCGTACAAAGAAGGTCAACAGTCCTGTCACCTCGACGGTAGTTCGCATTGGCCGCGAGTTTGCAGACTACGTTCTGAAGGAATGCAACAAGGGCAACCGCCCGATGTCGATGGGTGTTGCAAAGCTGTACGCCAACGAGAAGTTGCGTGGCAAGTGGCGAGTCAACGGTGAACCTCTGATCTTTGACAATCAGGGTCATCTGGTCAGCGGACAGCATCGTCTCAAGGCTCTGATTCTGGCTTGCGAAGCATTGGACAAGGGTGAAGAGTGGCCGGAAGCACAGACCGAGATTGACGTTGTCATTGTTCGTGGTGTTGAACCCGAAACTGCCGACACTGTTGACACTGGCAAGTCCCGTACTCACGGCGACGTTCTCTTCCGTGATCCGTGGATCGACGGTGTGATCAGTGCCGACTGGAACAACACAGCCAGCCGTCGTAAGACATGGACAAAGACATTGGCTGGTGCAGCACGTCTCGTCTGGTTGATGGAAGGTGGAGCAGTCGTCAGTGACGCTCCGAAGTTCCAGATCAGCGAGATGCTCGACTTCCTGAAAGACAAGCACTACAACCTCTGTCAGTTTGTCACGATGGTTCTGGACGCAAACGACGGTGACGGCGGACACGGCGGACTGAAGATGTCTCTGCCGTACACTGCTGCACTTCTCTACGCCGCTTGCGTTTTCGAGGACGCCGATAACGGCCTGATGATCGACAGTGACGCCTATGACAAGGCCGAGATGCTGCTGTCTCAGCTTTCCACTGGCAACGGTTACGAGAGGGGTTCAGTCGCTCATGCTCTGACTGGCTACTGGAACAATCTGATGGCACAGCCGGGCAGTAAGGACCGAGACCTTGAGTGGGTTGGTCCATTCGTCAAGGCAGTACGTGCTTGCCTGAACGGCGAGAGTGGTTTGAAAGTGACTGACATCAAGCTGTCGAAGAAGGAGCAGGAGAACTACCGCGACTTCCCGATCCTGTTTGATGGCTGGCACACGTCCTGCTTTGAGATTGCTGCAGCGAAGAAAGCCGCTGCTGCTGAACGCAAGGCACAGAAGGAACAGCCTGCTGAAGAACTGGACGACTTCACCGAGGAACCTGTGCAAGCGGTCGTTGAAGATCTGGATACGCCGGAAGAGTCAGAGCCGGTGAAGCCAGCAGTGAAGCGTGCTCCTGCAAAGCGTAAAGCGGTTCCAGCCCGCACTTGATGATTCTGGGCAGTGGTCAGTATCTGATGTTATGGTGGGCATAGTGCTGGCCACTGCCTTTTCTTTCTCAGAAATTACAGAGGGAACTTTCCATGTTGTGTCTTAGTCGAAGAGATTCTGAGTCAATCACAATCACAACCCCCGAGGGAACAATCACAATTCATTTTGGATTCAAAGACAAGAGGTCGCGGGTCCAAGTTAGTATTGACGCTCCGAAGTCGTTTAGGGTACTCAGGAGCGAACTGAATAAGGACAATGGAAATGTCGGACAAGCCGTGGAAACAGTTTGAGCGGTTCATCGCAGGTATCTTTACTTCTACCAGAAATGCTCTGAGTGGAGGTAACAGCAAGATGACACGCTCAGATTCATTACACCCAAACCTGTTCATCTCGTGCAAGTACACTCGCAACAATCACAGGATGCTGAGAGACCTGTTACACGAAGAACGGGAGAAGGCAGACGCAGAAAAGAAAACTGCGGTTCTCTGTATCGGTGAGTTCGACGACAGGCAGAATGCGATGGTCATTCTGCATCTAAAAGACCTTCCAATTTTCGCAAGGCTGATCAATGAAGGGAAAGTTGCAATCACTGCAAACGCTGTGGCACCCGCTAAAAAACGGGCTGTCAGTAAGCGGGCTGGAAATGTGGCTCGTTGATCGAGTCGCATTCGAGGTCTACTATCTCCACAAACTCGAAGCTGTGGAGACGTGGAACAAGAACACGAACTACGGATCTCTGGTTCAGGCTGGTATCGAAGGGTATATCAAAACCCGTCAGCGTGCTGGAGCAGTCAGACTGCTCGACAACGAATTCAAGAAACAGTGTACTCAGCACAGCGAGTACAGTGAGATTGCATTCTGGGCTACGCTGGCGGGACATCAGGTCGATACGTGGATCAGTATGTACGGTAAGGACATTGAGAAGTACGGGTTCAACGATTCCGAAAAGCACCATCAGATTGTCGTGGAACTCCCGTCAGGTCGCAGCATTAAAATGCACGGCTACATTGACGGCGAGTCTGACACGATGCTGATGGAAAACAAATGCCGGGGGGAATGGGATGAGCAGACTATCGTTCAGGAAATTCAGTACAATCTGCAGGTCAATCTGTATACGCTGTTTTTCGAAGCTGCTCATGACCGCTTGCCTGACAAAGTTTGGTACCAGCATATACGCCGCCCTAATGGATTCGGATACAGGGGCCCAAGAAAGAAGGCCAAAGAATCCGACACCGAATTCGCCGGGCGTCTTGCGGAAGCGATCGAAAGTGATCGTGACTATCACTTCTTCCGGTACTGGATCATACCAGATCGAGGAATGGTAGACAGATTCCGACATCGTTGTTTGTACCCGATGCTGGAAGCGTTCCTCGACTGGTACGAGTTTATGTCTCTTCCTTCTCAGAAAGGAGTCGTCAACAAGGTTCACTGGATGACACCATACGGGCTGTACAATCCATTTATGGAGGGTACAGCAGAAAAGTTCAGGCAGTATCGTTTAACAGGCTGTAAGCACGGCCTCAGACCACGGAGTATCAAATGACCACGAAACAACCACCTCCACGTTCTCCAGCAAAGAAAGCACCTGTTCCATCAGGTCGTATGCCTTCTGTGCAGATCGGCAACGAGCGGCCAGCAATGGCTGCAAAAGTCGTGAAGTCCGGGACTGATCCATTCGCCGATCTTGTCGGTGATGAAGAACACTTCGGCAGGTTTCTGATGTTCTACTCAGAAGCCGGTATGGGCAAGACGACGTTGGCTTCTCAGTTTGAAAAGCCGATGTTCATTACAACCAGTGGTGAACACGGTGCAGCAATCTACAAAGAGCGTGGCCTGATTCCACGTGATACAACAATTGTTCCGCTGGAGGATGTCTACGAACAGGACTCGATTCCTGACGGCGACGGACACCCCGGCTGGGACAAGTGCCTTAAGACAATGGACCGCTTCCTCAATGCGAACCACGGTCGTAAGACGCTGATCATCGACTCTGTGTCAGGACTGCAAGAACTGTGCTTCCAGCACTGTGCCAGCAAGCTGTACAAGGGCGATATGTCAAGCAAAGCGAAGGACGGCTACCTGTCATTCTACGGCGGCTACATCAAGGCTGCTGAAGCATACTGGGATGCTCAGTTCCTGAGCCTCTGCTTGAAGATTGTCCGCAAGGGCTACAACGTCATCCTGCTGGCTCACAGCGTCTACCGACAGGTTGACAATCCAGTTGGTCCCGACTTCCAGCAGTATGAACCTCAGTTGTTCAGTCGCATCTGGTCGTTCACGAAGAAGAAGTTGCACGGCGTCTACTTCATGGGTCAGATGGTCAACGTGACCATCGACGAAAAGACGAAGAAGAAGAAAACGCTGGGCGACCGTCGATTTATTGGCATCTCTCCATCCACGTACTACATCGCAAAGTCGTGGGTAACACCGACTGGCGAGAGTGAAATTGACTGCGGTGAAAACGCCGCAGAGACGTACAAAAACCTGTGTGCTGTGTTGGGCATGTGATTTCTTTTCTCAGAAAGTTTGAAGGTGAACTATGGCTGAAAATACCCACGTTTCTCTGTCCGATGTGATCAAGAAGAATCAGCGTCTCAAGAAACACGCCAAAGCTGCAACCAACGCTGTCGGCAACCGCGATTACGCTGGTCCTGCCGGTGACGTGGTCTGCAAGTTTGACACGCTGCGAATGATCGTGAAGGATGGTGCGACTTACGCAATTCTGCGGTTTGTTGTGGACGGTTCAATCGACGGGCAGGAAGAGCACAACGGCTCACAGTGCAGCATCATTCACAGTCTGTCAGACTCTGACCGTGCAACGGCTGAGCAAGGTCTTGACCGCCTGATGATGGACATTCAGCGAATGGGCCTCACGACTTCCGATCGTGAAATCAGTGACATCGAAAAGGAACTGCTGGGGAAGAAGAACAGCATGTTCATCATCTCCGCAGTGCCCGGCAAGTCCGGCAATGGTCGTATGTACTTCAACATTCGCAGTGTCTACAAGACTCAGGGCGAATGGACCGAGGAAGAGTCGGAGTACAGCGAAGAAACTGCTGAAGTCGAGAACGAAGAAAGTGAAGTGGAAGATCTCGACACTCCGGAATCTGAAGATGCACTCGGGGAAGTCGAAGATGCACTTCCGGAGTCGGTTTCTACTCAGCACGACGACTACGAACCTTCAGCGTGGGTTGGCTACGAAGTCGGTTGGACAAATCCAAAGACCAAGAAAGAACTCACGTACACTGTGGTGGACGCTGACGACACGGCAAAGACAGTCGTGCTGGAACTGGACGGGAAGCGTGTTCGTGTGAAATACGCAGACCTGAACCTCGTGCCGTTCTAATTCAGCCTGTAGTCAACCCCCGATGGAGGATCACTTGTCGCAAGGCAGGTGGTCCTCTCTTTTTAACAGAAGGAACTCAAATGCTGGGACTCGATACAGAAACGACTGGTCTACACCTCATGAG